AATTTGTTGGAGCTCCATTTACATTTGGCTTCGAGCAAGTTGGTACTAACTGTGGATTGATTGGTAAGAATGCAGCAATTGAAATTGATGGTGTTGCATACTGGATGGGTAATAATGGTTTCTTCTCATTTGATGGAACAGTTAATACTTTACCTTGTTCAGTTGAAGACTATGTCTATGATGATTGTGACACAACAAAAGGACAACAAATTTGTGCAGGAATTAATAATTTATTTACAGAAGTAGTTTGGTGGTATCCAACTGAAGGATCTGATTTTAATAATAGATATATTGTTTATAACTACGGTCAAAATAATGCACAATTACCTATGGGTAATTGGTATACAGGAACTAATACTAATTCAATTAGAACTACTTGGATTGATTCATTAGTATATCCAAAACCTTATGCCACAGCTTATAATAGTTCAAGTAATGGTAGTTTTCCTGAAGTTATAGGACAAGACGGTTTAGGCCAAAGTGTATTCTTTGAACACGAAACGGGGACCGATCAAGTAAATCCAGATGGAAGCACTACTACTTTAACATCTTTTATAGAATCTTTTAGCTTTTCTTTACAAAAAGATCAAAGTGAAGTATTTCTAGCCATGAGAAGATTTTTACCAAATTTTAAAACTTTGTTAGGTAATAACCAAGTGACAATAGCAGTAAAAGATTTTCCTGCAGATAATTCATCTGCAAGTACATTAAGTCCTTTTACTATTACATCAAGTACAACAAAAGTTGACACTCGTGCAAGAGGACGTTATGCAAGTATTAAAATAGAAAATACAGGAGCCGGTGAATCGTGGAGATTTGGTACATTTCAAGTTGATCTACAACCAGATGGAAGAAGAGGATAATGACAAAAGTAGTAGTAAGATTACCAGAACCTAAAAAAGAATATAGTGAAGATAACCAAAGACAAATTAACAAAGCACTAACTAATATTATTGAACAATTGAACTCTACATACTTAACACAACTTAAAGAGGACTCGGAAAGATATACGTGGTTCGGATTAGGATAAATGGCAAATATATATAAAAACCAAAAATTAGATTTAACAACAAATACAGTTACAACTTTGTATGCCGTACCTTCAAACTCTAGAGCTATTATAAAATCTATGTTAGTTTGTGATGACACAAACAATGGTAGTAATATTACAGTAGATTTATTTAATGGAGATCCAGCATCAGCTGATAAATTTACTATATTTAAAAGTAAAACTATAGCGGGTAATGCAACAGAACAATTATTAAATGAGCCTTTGATTATGCAAGAAAGTGAAGTATTACAAGTAACTGCTGCAGATGCAAATAGATTGCATGTGGTAGCATCAATATTAGAAATCAACAGGGAGGACAGATAATGTCATTTGTAGAACAAGAAGAATCGTTTGAAAAACAAACCATAGATGGTGTTGAGGTAACGGTATATAAACCTAGAGTAGAGGTAACTGTAAAACACCTTAAAACAGGTCAAGAATATGGGTCAGACGAAGAAGCAAGACAAGACATAGATGACCCTAATACAGACACTAAAGAAGAAGATATATCTAGAAGTGTTCATATTAAGGTACAAAGCATACCACTAGGTAACAAAACTAATATATTTTAAGGACGTTGACGAATGTACAAAAACCTAGTAAATTGTCAGATACTCGCCTATTTACAAGTGTTGCGTACTTGCTTTAACATTAACAATATAAGGAAAAACTATGGCTTGGTATGATAAATACGTACCCAAAGAATTAAAAAAAGGTGCAGACGAATTATTAGACTTTGGTTCAAGTGTTATTGAAAAAGGTGTAACTAAACCTTTTGCTTCATTAAGTGATAAACTTATACCAAACGAATTAAGATTTTTAGCACCATACGCAGCTGGTATTGGTACACTTATGTTACCCCCAGGAATGTCAATGATGACTAGAGCTTTACTAGCTTCAATGATGAATGCCGGTGGACAAATTGCAGCTGATGAAAGTGCAACAGGTGAACTAGGAGATTTAAATAAATTATCAATGGCAATAGCCGGTGGTCTTGGAGCGTTGGGTTCTCAAGATGTTACTAAAGGTGGAGCTTCAGGTGAAGGTATTAGAGGTGGTATTGATACTGGAACAACAGCAAGAGAAGCAGCAATTATGAAAGGATCTGGTGTTGATCCTAATTCTGGTGTAGGATTTTTACAAGGTGTAGAAAATGTAGGTAGAGAAGGAATAGGAACTTTATCTGATTATGTACAAGGAACTAGATCAAGTTTAGCAGATATAGGAAAAGATCCGGGATCATTGTTTAAGGTTAAAAAAGGTGGTAATTTATTAAAAGGAGAAAGTCCAATATCTTTCCCAGGTGCAACAAAAGCAGCAGGAGCATTAGCACCAACTTTATCTTTAGGTACAGCTGACGTTGCATATGAAACAGCAATAGATGCAGCAAATGAATTTGATAGAATTCAAAGAGAAGAAATGGAACAAGCAGGTATGGCTGAAGATGCAATTGCAAATGCTAGAAGAGCTGCAATTAGAGAAGCGATGGAAGTTAACAATTTTAGTGAAGAAGAAATACTAGATGTTTTTGAAGAAATAGGATTAAAAGATGGAGGAATAGCTAGCTTAAAAGACGGAGGTATGTTAAACTTCGGTGGTAGAGAAATGGATTTAAGAGGTGGGGGATTTGTGCCTATCGGTAGAAAAGAAAGAGCAGACGATGTACCTGCAAGACTTTCTAAAAACGAATTTGTAATGACAGCAGATGCAGTCAGAGCAGCAGGCGGTGGTAGTGTAAACAAAGGAGCACAGCGTATGTATGATATAATGAACAGATTAGAGGCAAGGGCATAATGGCAGTAGAACAAACACAGATATTACCAGCACCGGTATTAGAAGGCGCGCTTACAGCCTTTACAAAAACATTACAACCATTAATTAGTCAACAGATTGACACTTCTAAATACGCACCACAAGTAGCAGCACAGACAGCACTACAAACAGGAGCGTCACAAGCAGCACAAGGTCTAGGTTCTTTAGTTGGACCACAAGCTTACCAACCTTATATGTCTCCATATCAACAAGAGGTAATGGATACAACTCTTTCAGAATTTGACAGACAACAAACTATTAATCAACAAGGTTTAAGAGATCAAGCTATTGCAGCTGGAGCTTATGGTGGTGGTAGAGAAGGAGTTCAACAAGCACAGTTTATGAATCAAGGTGCAATGAACAGAGCACAACTACAAGCACAATTATTAAATCAAGGATTTATGCAAGCGCAACAAGCAGCAGGAACAGATTTAGCAGCAAGACAAGGTCTTGGAACTTATCAACAACAGATGGGTCAAGCAGATCAAGCATTTGCACAAGCAGGATTAGACGCAAACACACTTGCACAAAGAGAAGCTTTATACGAACCATTTACAAGATTAGGTTTAGTTGGACAACAACTAGCAGCAATTAACCCTGGTGCATTTGGTTCAACAACAGTAGGTTATCAATCAAGCGCAGCACCGGCAAGTCCAATGTCTAGCTTCCTAGGAGGCGCAGCAGGAGCTGGCGGTGTATTAGGTAAGTTAGGAATATTTGGCTAATGAGTAGAATTTTAAGAAGACCAATGTTTAGAGGTGGCCGTGTCGATAGTCGCGGAACGGGAATCGCGTCTGGTCTAGGTTATGAAAAAGGTGGATCAGTTCAACCAAGACAAAATTTTTATGTTGGTGGAATTGCAACTTTATTAAGAACACTAGGCCCAACAGCTTTAAAATATGGTAGACAAGGTATAAATTATGGTAAGAGGTTATTTAACAAACCAACAACTTTTACAAAAGGTGGTCCTAGAGTGCCAGGTGCATCTGGAAGTTATACTCCAGTAACTATGACAGGTGGTGGACCTACTATGTTAGGTAGTTATGTTCAATCAAGTCCAACTCTTCGATTATTAGGCTATGGTGCTAAAAAAAGTCCTGGTCTTGGAAAAGCATTATTAACTCCAGAAGGTTTAGCAGCTTCATATTTTGGAGCACCTTATTTAAAAGATATGTATGACAAAATGTTTCCGGGAGAAAAAGTTGGTGGTAGAGAATTTGTAGGAGAAGAAGCAGAAATAGTAGGAGATCCAAGAGATCTTCCAACTGAAAAACAATTAACACCAGATCAAGTTCGAATATTAGAAATGGAACAAGCCTATGAAAGATTGTTAGCTGATACTAAAAAGAAAGCTGAAAGTGATGGTGAAGAAACTGTAGATATTGATAAAGAAAAATTTGCAAAATTATTAGGTAAAGATAAAGCCAGAGGTGAAGATATTTCTAATATGTTATTAAGTTTTGCGGGTAAAGCATTAAAACCTGAAGCAAATGTTAAAACTGCATTTGGTGAATTCTTTGAAGAAGAAGCTAAACGACCAAGTGCACAAACTAAAGTAGATCAAGCAGCTGCTTCATTAGCTATTAATAAATATATTAAAGGCGAAATATCTAAAGAAGAAGCAAAAACTTTTATGAAAAGATTAGAGCTTCAATATTCAATGCAAACTGAAGGTAAAAAGAAAAGTATTGGAGAATTTTATTTAGCATCTGATGCTCCTAGTTTTGCAGGAAAAGTAAAAGACTCTGTAATAGCAGCATATGGACAAGAAGGCATAGTGCCTGATTTTAATGTAACTAATTCTAAAGTAATGGAAGAAGAATTTGAATTTGGTCCAGAAGATATTGGAGTAATATTTATAGAAACAGATACAAATAAAGCATACACTTATAATAGTCAGGGTCAAAAAGTTAAAGTTGTATCAGGATAGGAAAATAAATGCCTATTAAACAAACTCCTCAAAATAAAAAAAGAGAATATGGTTTAA